CTATGCGCGCGGATCGAAGTCCCGCCTAAGAAGCAGAGACATAGCCGAGGGCGGTCGATTTCCAGTCCCAGCAATGGTCTTCGCAAGGATCGCGCCATCACGCCTAAATTCGCTCAGGCGGTCGGTAACTTTTCCTATCTCATCAATGTCCATGTTGAAACGGAGGATAGTTCCCGGAAATGAGGTGCGGTAGTTGTTCTTTGTCTTCCGCGAAAGATAAATCGCGGTAAGCCCACTCGCGATAACGAAGTTACCTCCATTCCGGGCAAGTCTGTTCGTCATATACAAGCCGTAGCCGGAATTATGCCAGTTCTCCGACCTTCGCGGCAGATGTGTTTTGCCCGAGACGCTGGGCAAAAGGCTGTATTCCAGCGCTTGTTTGTCTGTATGAAATCTAAAGTTCGGGTTGGTGCCGAGCCCCCTCCTAACGCCGATACCGAAATCGGCTACAGAGAACTCCACCTTATGACTGCGGGGCCAGTACTGGGCGCAGTAGTACAAGCGATCGGCTTCGCTGTGCTCGAACACGTTCCGCATCACCTCCCTGATAGAGTATGATAGCACGTCGAACATATCGCTGTTGGTACTTCGATCACGTGAGATCATGAGAGCAAGTTTGTCAGCGTGACGTTGGATCAGATCGCCAAGTTCCTGCCAGCGATCCTCGGGGTCAGTGTAGAGCTGATCCCGCGTGAGCTCTGTAATCGGTAGGTAGTTTTCCGAGCCCCAAGCCTCCCCTACTTCTCGGCCGTGACCAAATCCAAGAAGGCGGAAGAAGCCTACATGAGCAAGATAAGGATGCTCGTGGTGCCCTGTGCACCTAATGTCGAGCTCCGGATTCCTCAACTTCAGAGCTTTCAGCTTTGCGGCTATGAAAAGCATCGAAAAGGGAGCGAAAAACTTACACTTCGAGAAATCCAACTTCAGCTGATTTCTTGACCCGTAAAAATCAAACTCTTCACCCAAGCCGAACAGCACGGGTAAGGTCAAGCTATCTGGAATACTTACGCTCATAGCAGCCTCAACGTAATGGCATAGGTGCGTGCCCAGTAAACATAATCCGACCGCCCACTCGCAATTCGTCTATACGATCGGCGGTAAATTCTTCGGTTGGATATCCAGCGGCGATGTTGTCCGAGGTAAGGTAGAGCTTGCCGTCCATTGACCATCGAGCCCGTTTTACCAGCGCGCGGTCCATGACGTTGAAGTGGTAGATGCGACCGTCGTCGACTTCGGTCTTGGAAGCGTCGGCTATCAACAGCGCGCCGTCAGGGATAGTAGGCCACATCGAGTCGCCTCGAGCCTCAACGATGTAACAATATTCAGGGTTTGCGCCCAGGTTACGGAGAAAATCGCGACCAAACGCCACCTCGCCAATCGGCATCTCGTTGACAGGGACTAACCCGCGACCCGCTGAAGCGCGAGCGTCAAAACGAGGCAGCCTTACAATGTCCTCCCGGTCGTCTAGAACATTTCTGCTAGGCCGCGACCCTTCGTCTTGTCCCACCAGCCAAGCAACAGACACACCGGTGGCCTGCGCGATTTCAACAAGCGTTGAGGCCTTCGGCTCGCTTTTCTCTGCGACGTAGTCGGACAGGGTCCGGCGGCTGACACCGGTCAGCGCAGGTTCGAGCTTGTCTAATCCACCAATGAAATTAGCGGCTTCGCGGATTCTTGAACCTAGATCAGTCATTTCATCAAGCAGATTTCTGCATTTCAAGCAGATATCTGCTTGTTCGGTGGCAGAAAATTGCTATTCTCTCCATAAATACGGACCAAATCACCAATGAAAAGGGAGACCGGCCAGGGCCTCCCTCCTCACACTCAAGGATCCACTATGCACCGGCCCCAGCAGGCGGACAAGAAGACCCGTAGCCCGATCGACAAGATTAGCGAAATGGCGACCGTTAAGAGCAAACTGCTCGTAGCAGGCCTTACGCTTCTTGATATCGACCGATCCTATCAGTTGCCGCGCGGGACCGCCGGAACGACGCTCCGCGAGCCCAACGCGGCGGGGGAAAGGGCGATCGCTGCAGCTCTCGGTACAAAGCCACATCTGCTGTGGCGCTCGCGTTACCACGGCTCCGGTCTGCGGAAATCTCCTCAACCCCGCGAGAACTATGAGCGGCCTGCGACGATGGCACAACGCCAAAACGGAGCGGCAGCATAGACATGCGCAACCCCTTCATCCCGTCCCAGTCCCGCGTCTGTGACATGGCAAATCTTGTCATGGTTTTCACAGTCGTCGTTGCCGGCCTCGTCGCCGCAAGCGCGAGCCTCATCATGCAGGTGATCCAATGATCGTCGACCGCTTTGACCTCAAGGCGCTCTACGAAGCGCATCTGCATGCATGCGTCGCTGCAGTCCGTGAGGGTTTCCCCCATCTCGCCATCCGCGAGATCCTCGACCCGCCGCATGAGTGGTTCGATGCGGCTCTCGCCCGTCAGGTCGCCATGCACCTGATGATCGTCGAATTGAAGTGGCCGAAACGTCGCGTCGTCGAGACCGAAGACCGCTCCCGCGAGGCAATCAACAGGGCGCTACGCACCATCAACACCCGCATGGAAAGCCCGAGATTTGAAGCCCACTACCGTGGAATGGCGCGGCGTGTGCACGCGCTCGTCTCGTTCCAGACCACCGCAGAAGAAGCAGTCGCATAATGGCCGAGTTCAAACGCATCCAGATTTCCGACGTCGTTATTCCCGAACGCCTTCGGGCGATTGAGGAAGAGCACGCTTTGACAATCGCCCAAAGCATTGTCGAGCACGGCCTCATCAATCCCATCACTGTTCGATCGACACCAAATGCCAAGGGCGGAAAGTTCACGTTGGTCGCCGGTGCGCACCGCATGCGGGCGGAGCAGATCAACGAGGAAACCGAGATCGATGCGATGGTCGTCGAGGGCGACAAGGCCGAAGCGCAGCTCATCGAAATCACTGAGAACCTGTTCAGAAACGACCTTTCCGTCATCGACAGAGCCGTCTTTGTTCAAACTTACCGCGAGGTATGGGAGGCAAAGCACGGTGCTGTCGAGCCGGGTCGCCCAGGAAATAGGGTAAACATTACCCAATTGATCGCGGACGAGGCAGCGGCCGTAGGCGGCTTTACTCGCCACGTCGCTGATCGGATGGGGGTATCGCGCGAGACCGTCAAATTGCTGAGCCGCATAGCTCAGAACCTGCACCCTGACGTTCGCGCAGCAGTCCGCGGCACCTCTATCGCCGACAACCAGTCTGCCCTTCTAAAAATCGCGAAGATGGAGCCCCTGAAACAGCGCCAGACGGCAGTTGCTTTCCGGACCGAGCCTGATCTCAAGAAAGCGCTGGCACTCGTCGATCCACCTGCGCAGCTCTCCAAGAAACAGATCGAGCAAGCAACCCTCCTCTCCCGGCTCGTCACCGCCTGGGAAGACGCCAGCGAAGAAACTCGCTCGCAGTTCCTGGAGCATATCGGTCTTGACGAGGGAGCAGATCCGCTGATGGCGGCGATCAATAGCGAGGCGAACGATGAGTAATCATCCGAGCCAGCTCGATCTCTTCCTGGAACCCCTCTTCCCGGTGCGCCAGGCTGCCGTCTCGATCGACATCGAGCGCTTCCGTTCGAAGCTCAAGCGCGCCATGGCAAAGGCCATTCGCGAGTGCCCGCATAGCCGCGAAGTCATCGCTGCCCGCATGGCGCAGTACCTCGGTCTGCCTAACCTCTCAAAGATGACGATCGACGCCTACACGGCCGAGAGTAAAGCAACGCACGATATCAGCCTTGTTCGCTTCAAGGCCTTCGTCCGCGCAACCGGAGCGGTTTGGCTCTGGGATCTCGTTGTCTCTGAGGATGGCCTGATCATGCTGGAAGGAGACGAGGCCCGCCTCGCGGAAATCGCGCGGCTTCAGCAGGAGCAGCGCGCGCTCGCCAAGGACCTGAAGACGCTTCTGTCCATTCCGATCAACATCAAACGACGCGGACGTTCAGCGTGAAGCAATTCTACACCATTGCCGAACTGGCCTCCGCGAACCTCCCTGATCTGCCGCGCACGGAGAAGAGCCTGGACAACCTTGCTCGTAGCTCCTGGCGTGCCGATCCGACCACGGCTCGCCGCGTACCCGGCAAGACAAAGCCAGTCTGGGAGTATCACGTGTCGCTGCTGCCATCGGCAGCGCAGATGCGTCTCCTCATTGTCCACTCCTCGCCGGCAAATGATGATCGCGACCTCAAGGCCGAACGTAAACGAGTGCTTTGGGACCGATATGAGAAGCTTTCAGCCGAGCATAAAGCGACCTGCGAACAACGCTTGAAGACCCTTCAAATGGCCGCTGAGCTCGAAGACGCCGGCATGTCTGCGATGGCTGCTGTCACGATGGCATGCCGCAAAGGCGGCGTCGCGAAATCCGCAATCTACGAATGGCGTGGCATGGTCGAAGGTGTTGATCGCCAGGACTGGGTTGCCGCTCTTGCGCCAAGCTATCAGGCTGATCGTTCACGCTCGGAATGCCATCCAAAGGCATGGGAATACATCACGTCCGACTTCCTTCGACCCGAGGCTCCGAAGTTCACGGCTTGCTACCGTCGCCTCCTGGTCGCCGCCAAGAAAGAGAAATGGAGCCCGGTTCCGCACGAGCGCTCCCTGAGGCGCAGGTTGGACGCAGAGGTGCCAGAAGCGGTCCAGAAGCTTGCCCGCAAGGGCAAGGAAACAGCGAAGGGCCTCTATCCCGCTCAGCGCCGCACGCGATCGCATCTTCACGCTATGCAGATGGTCAACATGGACGGTCACAAGCTCGACGTTTTCGTGCGTGTGCCCTGGTCGCAGCAGCCCGTTCGCCTGTTCCTTCTCGGCATTCAAGATCTCTACTCCGGCAAGATTTTGGCCTGGCGGATCTCAGACAGCGAAAACAAAGAAACTGTACGCCTCGTCATTGGAGACATGGTCGAGCAGTTCGGCATCCCTGAACGTATCTACCTCGATAACGGCCGCGCATTTGCCTCGAAGTGGATATCTGGCGGCGCTTCTACGCGCTATCGCTTCAAAGTCCGCGACGAAGATCCAGAGGGCCTGCTGGTCACGCTCGGGATCGAGCCGCGCTGGACCAATCCCTATTCGGGCCAGTCGAAGCCGATCGAACGCGCCTGGGGCGACCTTGCGGAGAATATCTCGAAGCATCCGTTTTGCGCAGGCGCCTATACCGGCAACAAGCCCGACGCGAAGCCGGAAAACTACGGCAACCGCGCTGTTCCGATCGACGAGTTCCGCGAGCACATCGGCCGCGAGATTGCCGAGCACAACGCACGGATCGGCCGCAAGGCTCAGACCTGCAACGGTCGCAGCTTCGATCAGACCTTCGAGGAAAGCATCGCCCATCCCGGCACGATCGTCCGGTGGCCGTCGAAGGCGCAGCGCTCCCTTTGGCTGCTCGCCTCCGAGATCATCCGCAGCCAGAAGGGCAGCGGCGAGATCCACTACCACGGCAATCGATATTGGAGCCGCGAGCTTAACCAGCACGCTGGTCAGAAGGTCACCATCCGGTTCGACCCGGACAACCTGCACGGCTCGATCAAAGTCTACGACCTTAAGAACGTGCTGCTCTGTGAAGCGCCATGCATCGCCGACGCGGGTTTTGAAGATCAGGAAGCCGGCCGCCAGCACAACCGAAAGCGTCGCAGTTTCCTGAACGCTACCGCGGCCGCGCAAGCTGCACACACCGCCCTCACCGCGGGTCAGCTCGCAGACATTCTAAAGAGAGGCGAGCCTTCGACAGCACCGGCACCGACGCCAGTTCGCTCGAAGGTCACGCGCTTGGCCACCGGAAATCTTGCGGTGCAGATGCCAGCGCCAAGCGACGAACGTGCCTTTGAAGACAGTTTTACCCGCGCCTTGTCCCGAGTGGCTGGCGAGCGCGCGGTCCTCGAATTCCCGAAAGGGGATCGGTCGGCGAAGTAACTGCCGACTGACTAGCAGAGCCGAAGTGTATTGCGTCCGGTTCCAAAAAAAAGGGCGAGACCAAAAGTCCCGCCCGACAATTCAGCCTCAAAAGAGGCGACCTGAAGGAACCATAGTATGAATAAGCATGTAGACACAAGCCGCATGTCAGGCTGGGAACAGCCGGAACCGGCGCTCGAATTCCTTACCAAGTACGCCGAGGAAATCGAGGAGTGGCGCGAGATCCGGGAGAAGGTCTCGGCGATCGCCATCACAAACGCCTGGACGAAAGCTGAAGTCACCCGCCGCAGCGGTATGAAAGAAGCGACCTTCAGCCAGTGGTTTTCGGGCACCTACAATGGTCGCCTGGACAACATGACCCGTCAGCTGCGCAACTGGGTAGACGCGGTTATCGAGGCCCAGGCGATGCCGACGATCCCCAACTCGCCAGCCTTCATCAAAACCCGGATCGCATCTGAGATTTTCCAGACCCTGCAGTGGGCACAGATGACGGCGGACTTCGTCATCATCACAGTGGCAGCCGGCAACGGTAAGACTGCGACCTGCCGCCACTACAAGGCGACACACCCGCACGTCTACCACGCCACGATCAGCCCCCATACCAAGACGGTGCACGGCATGCTCGTCGAGCTGGCGGCTGAGCTGGGCCTGAACGAAAACAACCCTGCTCGCCTCACTCGCGCGATCGGTTCGAAGCTGCAAGGTGTCGGTGGCAGTTCGCTCCTCGTCATCGACGAGGCGCAGAACCTCGTGGATGACGCAATCAATCAGCTCCGCCACTTCTCCGATATCTACCAGTGCGGCATTGCCCTGGTCGGAAACGAAGAAGTTTATTCCCGCTTCGTCGCGCAGTCGAAGGGACGTTCCTATGCGCAGCTCAAGCGCCGCGTTGGAAAGCACCTCCGCCGCAATAAGCCATATGCGGAGGATATCGCGGCCTACATCAAAGCCTGGGGCGTAACCGATGCTGACAGCGTCCGCCTGCTGACCGGCATCGGCATGAAGGGCGGCGCGCTCGGCCAGATCGACAAGACGATGAAGCTCGCCAGCATGGTGGCGCTTGCCGACGACCGGGAAGTGACGGTCCGAGACATTCAGGACGCTTGGCGAAACCGCGATGTGGAGGATCTCGGATGAGCCGCGCCCTTCCCAAACTCAGTGACAGCCTCGCCGCTCTTCTCAACCGTTTCGTACCGTTCGAAAAGATGGGCGAGCAGGAGGTCGCCGAGATCGACCTGCAGAGCATTAAAGGCATCACCAGCCATCTTCGACTGATGCGTATCATGGCTTCGAACATGGAGCGCGAGGTTGAAACCTACCGCCTGATCGACGCCGGCCGCGTTTTCTCGTCGACCATCGAGCAGGTCGCCCAGGACGCCGCTGTTGGGCTCATTCTCGAAACCAGTGGCAATGTCATCAAGCCTAATTTCAGGAGGGATCGCTGATGTGTGGCGAACTGCTGTCCGATCATCTTTTCGCCCTCTGCGAGGAGATCAAGCCTGCCGTTCATGGCGGCAAGTACGTAACCGGCGAGGAATTCTCCTCGCTTCTGAGGCGGCTGAACACCGCGATGGCCCTCGCTGAGGACATCGAGGAGGAAAAGCGCTTGCTCGAACGCCGGAACCTGTTGTCCAGCGGCCGCACACTGGCACTCGCGATCGTCGGCCCAAACGTGGTGCCGTTCCCATCGCCAACCCCACGAGGTCGATAATGACCGAAGGATCAGGAAGCGTCAGCTTTCCACTTACCGAGCTTGTCGACCAGGTCGCGCCTCTCGTTGAGGAGCGCCTCGAGGCAAAGTTCGCAGAACTGAAGGTCGCCGCGAACAAGCGGCGTTCCAAGCTCGACACTTTTGAGGCCGCCGTAACCGCCGTCATCAAGGCCGTGGAACGGGTCGAGAAGTCCCGCAACTCCCGCGACGAGCCCGCCTCAATGAACGCACTTGTCGCCGCCGCAGCTGGACTGAGATCCGCGCGGCTCAACTATCGAAAAGGACTTTGAATATGGAAGCTGTAATTCTCGAAAGCCGCGTCGACGGCATCACGCTCATCAACGGCAAGGAATACATGACCGACGCCAAAGGCGCGTTCGTGCCCCTCGCACTGGTGAAACCGCAGCACAAGCTCGAAGACGAGACGGTCCGCAAGATCATCGATTTCGCCGTCGACCTCAACGCCCAGATTGCCCGGTTCCGCGGCCACACCATGACCGACCTCGGTAGCCTGGATGCCCTGATTGCCCAAGAATATAACGCAAAGATCGGCGGCGCTAAGGGCAACCGCACCTATCAGACCATCGATGGGCTCATGAAAGTCCAGGTGCAGGTTTCCGAGCAGATCGATTTCGGGTCGGAGCTGCAGGTCGCAAAGTCGATCATCGACGAGTGCCTGACGGAATGGTCGGCCGACAGTCGCGCCGAGATCCAGTCGATCATCACACGCGCCTTCAACACCGACCAGGAAGGAAAGATAAACCGGGCCGAGATCTTCATGTTGATGCGGCACCAGATCGCAGACCCGCGCTGGCAGCGAGCCATGGATGCCATCCGGGATGCAATGCGGGTCACGGGCTCAAAGGAATACGTCCGCTTCTATACCCGCAAGAAGATCACAGACGCTTGGCAAGCCGTCACTATCGACTTGGCGAAGGCGTAAGGTGCTCGCCATGAACCGGCATCTCACCACAGACCAGAAGATCGCTCGCCTGGAGCACACGATCGTCATCCTGCGGCGCAAGCTCGCATCGATCCCGACGACTGCGGAGGCCGACGATCTCGGCATCCGCGCCGCCGGAAAGCGAGTAAAGGGCGAGCTGCAGAGCGAGCTGTTCGCTCGGTTCCGTTTCGGATCGGACGGCAAGTACCACCTGCAGATGGCAAACGTCACCGCCTCGTCGCAGGACGGCGGCGTAAGCTTGTTTCGTCGCTGGCACATCAACGCTAGTCGGGCAGTCATCATGATGAAGGTGAAAGCGTTATGCGACGGTGCAAACTAATGCTTTTTCACGCCATATCGCTCAGCAGTCTGATCGAGCAGCTCGACGACCAACGGGATCTCTTCCACAAGGCGAATGATGACGCCGTATGCGGGGTCGATCCGCCACCGTATGTTGAGATCATATTGGTCCGCTTTGCGATCGACGTAGAAGTTGGACGTTTCAAAACTTTCGAATGCATGCTTAAGCACAATCGCCTCCTTACGGAGACGATTGAGCCTGAAGGTGAGCATCCCGTCGAAGAAGCGGCTTCCCTCAATCAGAGGCTCTCGACTGAGAAACTCCGCCATGTCCTCGCTTACATGTTGCAGCACCCAAGCACGGCTAACCAGAAATTGGAGCTGCCCAATGTAAGTGTTTTGCGCCAACATGCGTTGACGAATGTCCCTCAGCAGGTCGGAAGTACCAATCAAGCTGTTGATTTGGGGGTAAACTGCTCGCTCAACAGCAAGTTTGTCCCCTCGGGTTGTGAGAGCAACTTGCTCGTGATGGCGACGGCTTGCAGCCTCTTCGGTTTTTTCCATCATGACGACCGTCCACCAAGCCGCACATATCGCGAGTATACCCCCGATCAGCGTTTGGAAATCGTAGATAGTATTCCGAAAAGTGTCGCCACCGGTACGGTCAGTAAAGTTCGGCGCATCTCCGAATATCACAGGAAGAATAAGGCCAACACCGAAGGAGAGCGCAACGGCCCTTATTACTGCGTTACGGGGCGACACCTTAAATCTCCTTCTGTAAGGCGTATAGCTAACCCACTCACGCCGGCTTTCGCAAGGAAGCAAACCCGAGGGGCCAGCCAATGACCTCCTCGATCGCCGCCATCCACGTCGCCAAGAAGCAGCTTGCCCTCGACGACGACACCTATCGTGCAAAGCTACTCCGGATCACGGGCAAGACCTCGACGAAGGATATGAGCGAGGACGAGCGCCAGCGGGTGCTTACTGTTCTCAGAAACGACGGTTTCCAGCCTGCAGCTGCAAGCCGCCGCCATAACGGCCGCAGGAAGTTGAGCGGCAAGTTCGCAAAGAAGCTCCAGGCCCTCTGGATCGCCGGTTACAATCTCGGCGTCTTCCGTGAGCGCGATGACAGCGCGATGGAAAGCTTCATCTTTCGCCAGACCAAGATCGAGAGCGAACGCTGGCTTCACCATTGGGATGATGCGCGCGCCGTCATCGAGGCGCTGAAAAAGTGGCTCACCCGCGAGGCTGGCGTCGATTGGACGAGTACCAAGCGCACTCAGGAATACATGCTGAAGGACGGCTACAAGATCGCTCGCGCCCAGTGGTCGATCATATCTCCGAAGGCTCCAAACGATTTCTGGCCGGTCGTGACAGACATTCTCGGTCGGCCGACGCTCTTCCGTGATCCAAGCGATCTCGACTGGATCTCGGTCATGAACCACTTCGGCGAGCAGATCCGTAGGGAAGACAAGCAAAAGGGTGTGTCCTAATGGCCCGGAGAAAGAAACAGCGCACAAACTACAAGCTCCCGCTCGAAATCGACCTTCTGAGAAAGCTCGCACCCCTCCTCGTAAACAAGGGGATGATGGGCCTCGTCGGCGACGATTACCTGCTTCAGAAATCGTCGGGCATCTGGCGCAAGCTCGATGGCACCCTGACTGCCCGCTTTGTCTACCGATCGCCAGACGAAGGCCGAAACAGCCTCGTCCTCTCCGTTCGCAACATCGACGGCCGGATGCTTCTGAGGGACCACGGGTGATGTCCGACCTCCCGCTCCTCACATGGCAAAAGCATGCCGAGCACTATCGGCTCATGACGGATCGGGAATCCCTTCTGGCGCGCATCCGTGCCTTGAAGCCTCATGCACACAAGCGCCTGGCGCTCGAAGAACGGGTTCGGCAAATCACGCTGCGCCAGATGGAACTGGAAAATCAACTCTACGACCGCGGCCGAGGTGCCCGATGATCGAGACCCCGAAGAACCTGCTGCCATATGTGGAAGCGCTTGGCGAAGACCTGACGCTGACGTTCATTATGCGCTTCGGCGGCTCGCCCGTTTACCTGCCGTCTTCGGACAACACACAGAGCGAAGTCAGCGCCGTGCTCGGCGCTGACGGAATAAAGGCCCTTGCAAACGTCTTCGGTCCCGGTCAAATTGCCCGCGTTCCGATTGCTCGCGAATGGACTATCCGGAAGCTCAAATCCCGTAAGTGGTCGACCCTGGCCATTGCCCGCGAGCTTCGCGTCACCGACGAGACGGTAAGACGCGTCTTGAACGACCGGCCGAGCAACCAATCCTCCTTTAACTTCTGATTTCTGCCGTCATCCCACACGCGTGGGAACGGCTTTCCCTGCCGCGATCAGCCATTTTCAACGTCTCAGCTTTTCACGCGGACGGGGCAAATGCGGCCAATCAACGAAATCATCGTGCACTGCACGGCAACGCCGGCCGGTCGGCCTGCTTCCGTCAAGGACATCAACGCCTGGCATCAGGCGCGCGGCTGGTCCGGGATCGGCTACCATCGCGTTATAGGGCTCAATGGCGAGCGCTGGCAGGGTCGCGTCATGGAGAAGATCGGCGCTCATTGCGAGGGCCATAACACCGGCACGATCGGCGTCGTCTACGTTGGCGGCCTGAAGAGCGACGGCAAGACGGCTTTCGACACCCGCACCAACGTCCAGAAAGAAGCGCTCCTCGAAGAGCTGCTCGCCCTAAAGAAAGCCTACCCCGGCATCGTCAAGGTCTCCGGCCACAACGAGTATGCCAACAAGGCTTGCCCCTGCTTCAACGCATCCGCCGAATACGATCGCTATTTCGAGGGTGGCAAGGCATTCCAGCCGATCCTCGATGTCACGCTGTCGCGCGGCATGACTGGACTGGCAGTCGAAGAATGGGCTGACCAGCTCGCTGCATATCGCAGGAAGATCGGTCATCAGTGGCCTGTCGTTCCCACCTCGGTGTTCGATCAGAACCTCGAAATGGTGACGCGCTGGTTCCAGTCTGAGCGCAAGATCCTGATCGACGGCAAGGTGGGGCCGCAGACGCGCGATGAAATGGAGCGCGCCCTCAAGGGCACCGCACCGTTCCATGCGCTGCTCGACAAGGCTGCCTGATTATGGAGCGCCCTTCCTACAGTTCCTCGCGCTGGTATCTCTGGGCGTCCTTCGTTGGCGCCTGGGCGGTTATCGTCATGCTGACCGCCGGCGCGATACTCGGATCAGAGCAGGCCGTTGGGTTTGGCAATATCGCCCTTCCCACGATGTTCGCCATCATCACCGGCAATCTCGCTGTCCATCGCGGCTTCGGCTCGGCCGACTACCGAGCCCAGGGCAAGGCCCAGGCAGCAGCAAAGGACGATGCGGCATGATCCCGGCATGGATTGCAAAGGCTGTCACGCCGCTTCTGATTGTCGGCGCAATGCTGATCGCGGCGCTTCTTCTCGGCTGGCTAAGCCTGCGGACGGTCAACACGATGGTGAGCGATGCCCGCAAGGCCGCAATCACCGAACGTGACGCGGTCTGGGAAGCAAAGATCGAGAAAGCCAACGCCTCGACGAACAAACAGGCTGCGGAGCAGGTCTCCGCTGCCATGACGATGCAGGCCGAGGCCACCGACCAGGTGCGTCTCGCGGAACAGCAACTCGCAGAATTGAAGGTGAAAAATGCGCAGCTTCCGCTTCGTGTCGACTGTGGCCTTAGCGGCGATCGCGGTCGGCTGCTCCCAAACTGACCCCGATCGCGAGCCTGTCGTGATCACAAAATCGATCCCGTTCGAGCTGCCGCCCGAGGTCCGCAAGCCTTGCCCGGCGCTGAGCGCAAAGCCCGATCGCGACATGCCCGAGGCCGAAGTCTTCGACAACTGGGCGAGCGATCGCACGGCGCGCAACGTCTGCGAAATACGCAGAGCGAAAGCGGTCGCGGCTGTCGATGCGGGAGCGCGGCCGAAGTGAGCATGGGTGAGCGAGGACTGGATCTGGCTGACTTGCGCGCCTCTCAGGAGCGAGAGGCGGCGCTGGCTGCGACGAGGGCAAAGATCGGTCGTGCCGGCCGTGACGAATGCGTGGACTGCGAGCGACCGATCCCGGCTGATCGCCTGGCTGTGGCTCCTTTCGCGCTTCGGTGCGTTCCCTGCCAGCAAGCTCACGAACATGAAGGTGTACGCCGATGAATTCCTCCAGTGCCGCCCTGGACGTTGCTCCGCTGATTTCTTGGATCGTCGCCGCGATGACGGTCGTCAATTTCCTGATCCTGCTAAAGGGCATTCTCTCGTCTGGAGAGAAGGCTCTCGAAGCCCGTCTTGTCAAAGCCGAGTCGAAGCTCATCGAACATGACCGCCGGATCCAGACGGTCGAGAGCGACATGAAGCATCTGCCGGACAAGGAAACGACGCACCGGATCGAGATGACGATGATCACGATCGTCGGCCGTCTCGATAGGCAGGACGCCACGCTGGACGGTCGCTTCAGCGCGATGGACGCGCAACTGAAGCCGATTCAAGCGATCGGCGAGCGGCTCAATGATGTGTTGGTCGACCAAATGAAGAAAGCGAGCTGATGATCCCACTGGCGATTGATTATGAGAAGGTGACCCGCGAAGACGCGCGGCTGATCATTTTGCGTGCGCTGTCCGAGCAGACCAACGACAGCCTGGCGAGCAGCACACTCGAAGTCGTTCTCGATGCCTTCGTGATCCGCAAAGACAGAGACTGGGTCCACGACCAGATGGCGCACCTGGCTGAGCAAGGTGCCATCACCGTTGTCGACGCAGGCAGCGTCCGGATCGGAACCATCACTCAGCGCGGCTGGCGTCACCTGCAGCGCGAGCTTGTCCTCCCAGGCGTCAAGCGACCGACCGTCGCCATCCCGAGAGTGATCAGCTGATGCGAAGCCGCCTGTCTGGTATCGAACTTCTGCCCGAAGAGTGCGCGCCGATCGTGGCCGCGGCTGCCGCCGCCCTGCAGGATCGGGATCGGACACAGGTCGACATCTACGAAGAATTCTTCGCGCAGCTTGAAGCTCTGAAGAGAGAGCATCGCGGCGAGCTGGAATTCACCATCCCATCCTTCAGCGCGTTCAACCGGTACAGCATCAAGCTGGCGACCGTATCCTCACGCCTCAACCAGACCCGAGAAATCGCAGCGACGCTCGCCGAAAAATTCGACGTCTCGGACTCCGACAATTTGACGCTGATCGCCGCTGAGACGATCAAGACGCTAATCTTCGAACTGCTCACCAATGGCGGCGAAGCTGGCCTCGATCCGAAAGGCGCAATGGCGCTCGCCAACGCGTTGCGTTCTGCCACCCAGGCGCAAGGAATTTCGACGGCCCGCCGGCAGAAGGTCGAGAAGGAATTTGGCGAGAAGGTCACCGACGCTGTCGAGGCTGTCGTCAAGGCCAAGGGCGTTTCCGCCGAGGGCGCGGAAGAGATCCTCTCCAAGATCCTCGGGGTGCAGAAGTGAGCGCACCGTTTTCGAAAGAGGAATGGGCGGAGATCCGCCGTCAGTCGACCGAAGTGCTGCCTGACCTGCTGGATCAGGTCGGGCTACCGAAGGCGCTCCTACCCTACCAGGGCAGGACGATCGCTAAGCTCGAAAGCTCGACATGCCAGGTGCTATTCATCGAAAAGAGCCGCCGTATCGGTCTCACCTGGGGATTTGCATCTTACGCCGTCCTGCGCGCCGGCCGCGCGAAAGCCGCCGGCGGCATGGACGTCATGTACATCTCCTACTCGCAGGACATGACGCGCGAGTTCATCGACGCCTGCGGAATGTGGGCACGGGCATTCTCGACCGCTGCCATCCAGATGGACGAGTTCCTGTTCGACGACAGCGACGACGAAGGCGTCCGTGCAATCCAGGCCTTCCGTATCCGGTTTGCTTCCGGCTTCGAGATCGTCGGCCTGTCGTCGGCCCCACGATCGCTGCGCGGCAAGCAGGGCGTGGTCATGATCGACGAAGCGGCCTTCGTCGATAATCTAAAGGAGCTGCTGAAGGCCGCGCTCGCCTTCCTGATGTGGGGCGGCCAAGTCGTTGTCTGCTCGACTCACAACGGCGCAGAAAACGAATTCAACGTCCAGATCCAAGACATCCTGTCGGGCCGATCCGCTTACGATCACATGCACATCGATTTCGACGAAGCGCTGATCGACGGGCTCTACCAGCGCATCGCCCTGGTGACGGGAAAGACCTGGTCGCCAGAGGCGGAAGCCGACTGGCGCGAGAACATCATCAAGTTTTACGGCGATGGCGCGGACGAAGAACTCTTCTGTGTTCCAACGATGGGCAGCGGCGCGTGGCTGACTGGCCCATTGATCGAAGCCCGTATGACGTCCAGCGCGCCTGTGCTCCATCTCGATCTACCGCCGAACTTCCTGCACCTGCCTGAGCTGGAGCGCCTGGTCCTCCTCGCACCGTTCATGGAGCAGCTCGAAGCAGCTCTGAAGCTGCTCGATCCGGCACTGATGCATGCGCTGGGCTTCGACTTTGCCCGCGTGGCCGACTTGTCGGTGGCGTCCCTCCTGTCGATCGACAAGACGCTGAAGCGATCCAGCGCCCTGACTGTCGAAATGCGAGGCGTTCCCGGTGATGAGCAAAAGACCATTATCAAGATGATCCTGCAGGCCGCACCCCGGCTGGTCGGCGCAGCGTTCGACGCCACCGGCATGGGTTGGACGGTCGCGGAAGATATGGGCCGCATCTTCGGCCTTCGTGACAAAGACAATCAGGGCGGTCTGGTCCACGCGATCAAGTTCTCCCAGGAATGGTATCGCATCAACATGCCGCCTCTTAAGACGGCATTTGAAGACGATGCGATCGCGATCTCCAAAGATGACAATCACCTCTCGGACCTACGCCTGGTCAAAGTCATCCGGGGCATTCCGATGATCCCGGATTCTCGAACGGGTGAAACCAACAAGCGCCGCCACGGCGACTTTGCCATCGCCCTGGCGCTTGCTCACTTCGCTAGCCGAATGCAGTGGCACGAATACGGTTACATCCCTGTCCCGCGCGCACCCACCAAATTTGACATCGGTTCATCCGGCCGAGACGACGGCGCTCCGTACCGTCTGTCCGGGATGCGGCGATCGAGAGGAATTTACTAATGGCAGGCATCATCGACCAGTGGGGCAACCCCGTCAGCACCGTGGCTCTAAAAAAGGAACAGGCAGCGCCCACGATGATGGGCGTGCGCCGGCCGAACACTGACCACCAGGCATCGGGCCTGACACCGGCAAGGCTTGCCCGAATGCTGACGTCCAGCATCAACGGTGACCCTGAAGCTTATCTTGCGCTGGCCGAAGACATGGAAGAACGCGACCTGCATTACGCCGGCGTTTTGATGTCTCGCAAACTGCAGGTCGCTGGGCTCGAAGTGACGGTCGAGCCAGCAAGCGAAAGCGCCGACGACATCGCCAATGCCGATATGGCCCGTGCTTTCACTGAGCGGGATGAGTTTGAAACAGAGCTGGTCGACATCCTGGATGCGATCGGCAAAGGCTTCTCCTGTACAGAAATCATTTGGGAAACCTCGGAAAGCCAGTGGGAGCCTGTGGCGCTCAAATGGCGGGATCCGCGGTGGTTTCGATTCGCCGATGAAGATGGCGAGACGCCGCTGCTGCGCGACGTTGCCGGTGACGCTCCACTCTATCCGTTCAAATGGATCTTTCACCAGGCAAAGGTTAAGTCCGGCCTGCCGATCCGAGGCGGTATCGCGCGCGCCGTCTGCTGGACGTTCCTGTTCAAGAGTTTCACGCAAAAGGATTGGGCGATCTTTTGCGAAGCCTACGGCCAGCCGCTGCGGCTCGGCAAATGGGGCGAAGGCGCTTCCGAGGCCGACAAGGAAGTGCTCCTGCAGGCCGTCGCCAATATCGGCGTCGATTATTCAGCAATCGTGCCGGCGTCGATGTCCGTCGAATTCGTCAAGGCCGATATCGCCGGTTCTCACGAACTCTACCTGAAGCGCTGCGACTGGCTCGATCAGCAGGTGTCGAAAGTCGTTCTTGGACAGACTGGCACGACGGACGCGATCGCCGGCGGTTATTCGGTCGGCAAAGTGCATGATGGCGTGAAGGAAGACATCGAGCGTTCCGATGCCAAACAGCTTGCAGCCACTATTCGGCGTGATCTGTTCAAACCCTACATCGACCTCAACCGCGGACCGCAGAAGGCTTATCCGAAGCTCAGGATCGGCAGGCCGGAGCAGATCGACACGAGCAAGTGGCTCACCGATGTAAAGACCTTTGTCAGCATGGGTGGCAAGGTTGGCATGGCAAAGGTCGGTGCTAAGCTCGGCATCGAAGATCCTAAGCCTGATGAAGAGCTGCTCGGTGCGCCGGCAAAGCCTGATGACGGACAGCAGGATCAGAAACCGGTCAGGCCGAAGGATAAGACGCCGATCGGCATCGCCGCTCATCGTGCCGGCCTCGATAATCCTCAAGACGATATCGACCGCTCGATCGAGGACATGCTCGCGGCCGACGGTTTTGAGATTGCGGTCGACAACATCGTCGAAGGGCTGGAAGTAAAGCTCGCGAGGGCGACTTCAGTTGATGAGGCTCGGGCGATACTGGCAGAACATCTTCGACAGATGGATGTGGAAGCGCTTGCCGACTCCCTGGCACGGGCGTCGTTTGCCGCGCGCCTTGCTGGGCTGGGCAACGATCCTCTGACGGCCGGGGCCTGATATGGTCGAGTTGGTTCCACTTCCTCCAATGGAAGCGATCCGCGCCTTCGAGGCCCGCAAGCCAGACCTGGTCGGGACGTTCTCCTATCTCGACATGTGGCAGGAGGAGCATGCAACATCCTTCACCGTCGCCAAGTCCGCAGGCTTCGATATCCTGAAGGACATTTCCGATGGCTTCGAACGGGCTTTGAAGGAAGGTCAAACCCCGCGGCAGTTTGCCAAAGATCTGCGACCGTTGCTGCAAGCCAAGGGTTGGTGGGGCAAGAAGCTGCTCGAAGATCCGCAGACCGGCGACCTGGTCGCGGCACAGCTTGGCAGCGATCGGCGGCTGAAGACGATCTTCGACGCCAACATGCGGACCTCATACGCGGCCGGCCACTGGGCCAGTTTCGAGCGCAACAAGGCAAGCCGTCCATACCTCCGCTATGTCGCCCTCCTCGACGATCGCACCCGGCCGGCGCACCGTGCCAGGCACAACCTCGTCCTGCCGGTCGACGATCCCTATTGGAACACCTGGGCCACGCCCTGCGGCTGGAATTGCCGCTGCACTATGCAGAGCCTGTCGCAGCGGGATATCGATCAGCTGATCCGCGAAGGCGAGCAGCTGATGTTCGTCGCTCCGCAGGACACGTTCCGGAACTTCACCAACAAGCGCACCGGCGAGATTGTCAGCGTGCCCGATGGCATAGATCCGGGCTGGGCATACAATCCCGGCCGCGCCGGCTATGAGGCTCGCGTCAACCAGGCGCTCGCCGAGAAGATCAGCGATGCGTCGCCTGAGTTTGTCGCCGCGGCCGTCGAGGAGCGCGTGTCGAGCGCGGCCTTCGAACGGTTCGTTGCCAACCCTCGCGGTGCCATGCCGGTTCTGGCATTCCCGCCGGCAGTGGCCGACGCCATGGGTGCTGATGTCCGTGCTGCCCTTCTGCCAGCCGAGACGATGATGAAACAGAAGAGGAGCTTTCCCGAGCTGACGATCGAGGACTATCGTGCCCTCCCGTCTATCGGTGTTGCGCCGATCCTCATCATCCAGGATCCGCAGCGAACCTTCCTCTTGTCAAAGACGCGCGACGGCCGGTGGCGTTATGTGGCGCTGAAGGTGTCGCCGAAGAGCAGGGCCGCGACCGTGACATCGTTCCGGTATGTGCGGACCGAAACCGTCGAGCAGCTCCTAACCAACGAAGCGGTGCGGGTGCTTCTGGATCGGCGCGAAACCTGATCGACACAGGAGCCTCAGGAACGTCATAGACCGGCGCGGACGGCCGGTTACCGCCGACAGACCCCTCTTGCGCGTCCACGGGCTTTGAAGAGGCTTCGAATTTGACCTTGAGCCTGCATCCTCGCGTGCTATGTTGAATTCAGCGGCGACTTGAGCCGCAAACTCCCAAAGACATTCTGACACTCTGATCCATCCCACGAGCGTGGGAATGGGAGGGCGTTCTTCCGGCTGGCATTGTCTGCCCATGGAAAACGCTATCGTCGCCCTTCTTGCAGCATCGCTGATGACGTCGCACACGGCAGAACTGCCTGTCGCCTCGCCCGACCAGCCATGGGTGCTGCTAATCCCAGGCGGTACATTCTCCGGCCGCGATGGTCGTGGCCCTTATCATGCCGGTGACGTCGTCTCCCTGGAGAAGATCGCTGCGAACACTCGCGCCTATCACGGGGCGACCGAGATCCTGATCGACTACGAACACCAGAGCATCAATTCCCAAAAGAACGGCCAGCCCGCGCCGGCAGCTGGCTGGATCAAGGAAGTCCAGGCGCGCCCGGACGGGCTCTACGGCCGCGTCGAGTGGACCGACAAAGCGGCGCACTCCATCAAGTCCCGCGAATATCGCTACCTGTCGCCCGTCTATTTCTACAGCAAGGCAGGCCAGGTGCTCGCCCTGCAGCATGCCGGCCTCACCAATATTCCGAACCTGCACATGGCAGAGGTCGCTGCGCACTCTTTCTTTTCCGCCAAAACCAGCAACGAGGTTTCCATGAAACATATCCTTGCCGCTCTCGGTCTTGCCGAGGGCGCCAGCGAGACGGATGCGCTAACTGCCATCAACTCGCTGCTGACCAGCTCCACGGCTATCGCCGCTGCGGCGGGTCTGATGCAGGACGCCAAGTCCGAGGCAATCGCCACGGCCGTCCAGACCGCATTTGCCGATCGCAAGAAGATTGCGATTGCAGCCGGCCAGGCCGAGAACGCGTCGGTCGATCAGATCGTCGGTGCTCTTGCTGCCGCGCACAAGGCTGCTGCACCTGATCCGAACAAGTTCGTTCCGGTCGATCTTGTCGCTGCAATGCAGGCTGACCTGAATGCTCTTAAAGACCGCACTCAGAACGCCGATGCGGAAGCCGTTGTTGGCGACGCGATCAAGGCCGGCAAGCTGATCCCGGCGCTGAAGGACTGGGCCATTGCCGCCCATAAGTCCGACCCCACCCACCTCGCCACCTTCCTCGGCGCGGCTCCCGTTCTCACTGCTGCACAGCGCTCCAGTGCCGTTCCGCTTGCAGGCGGCTCTGCAGTCGCCGGCCTCGATGACGCCGACATCGCCGTCATGCGCCAGATGGGTCTCACGCCTGAGGACATGAAGAAGTCCAAGGAAGCCATGGAGGCAAGCTATTGACCGCTCTCTCCGCACCTCGCAACACGCCGCGCCGTGAGATGACCAAGCGTCGCGTCCCGGTCGCCGCCGGCGTCAAACTGCACGCCGGTGCAATGGTCGCGATCAATGCCGGTGGCTACCTCGCGCCGGTGACCGCTGCCACCACTCTCAAGGCCGCCGCACGGTGCGCCGCCTTCGTCGACAACACGACCGGCTCGAACGGGGCATTTGCCGCCGATCAGGAGTTGGGCACCTTCCGGTGGGAGAACTCTGCTTCCACGGATCTCATCACCCGCGCCGATATCGGTTCCGATGCTTACGGCGTCGATGACCAGACGGTCGCGAAAACCAATGGCGGCGGCACCCGGTCCGTTGTCGGCAAGATCGCCGACGTCGACGACCAGGGCGTCTGGGTCACTCACTCGTAAGGGCGCTTCGATGATCATCAATGGTACTACTCTCCGCTCTGCAGGCGTCGGCTTCAATGCAGCTTTCCAGCGCGGCCTCACCTCGACAACGTCCCTGAAGGATCGCGTCGCGACCACAGTGCGGTCGACGACAAAGACCAACGAGTATGGCTGGCTCGGAAAGGCACCGCGCTTCCGTGAGTGGATCGGAGATCGTGTTATCAACGCCATGGCCAAGCATGGCTACAGCCTGACAAACCGTTCCTTCGAGAACACGATCGGCGTTGATCGTGACGACTTCGAAGACGACAATCTCGGGATCTACGGCCCCCTTTTCGAAGAACTGGGATCGGCAGCGCAGACTTTCCCGGATGAACTCGTGTTCGCGTTGCTGAAGCTCGGCTTCCTCACGAACTGCTACGACGGCCAGTATTTCTTCGACACCGATCATCCGGTGCTGAATGAATTCGGCAAAGAGGTTTCGGTTTCGAATACGCAGGGCGGTGCCGACCTTCCGTGGTTCCTGATGGACGCCTCTCGCCCGCTGAAGCCGCTGATCTACCAGGAGCGGAAGCCGTTCACCAACCTCGTCCGCAAGGACAAGGAAGATGACGACAATGTCTTCTTCAGCAAAGAATTTCTGTACGGCATCGACGGCCGCTGCCAGGTCGGGTTCGGCTTTTGGCAGCAGGTCGTGGGCTCCAAGCAGACCCTCAACGCTGACTCCTATGAAGCTGCACGCGTAACCATCGGCAGCATGAAGGGAGATCATGGGCGTCCACTCAATCTCAACCCTCGCCTCCTGGTCGTGCCGCCGGCGCTGGAAGGCGCTGCCAACGCGATCGTGAGAAGCGCGCTCGTCAATGGCGGCGAAACCAACAAGTGGGCTGGGACCGCCGAAGTCCTGGTCGTTCCGCTCCTCGCCTGATCCTCCCAAGCCTACCAGGCGAAGAAATGCCGTTCCGGCGCAAATGCCGGACGGACAATCTCCAACCCACAAGGAAGAAGCATGCAGTACCGCCGCTCTTACATTCTTCAGGCTGTCATCGGGATCTTCGCGTTCCTGCGAGCCAGCCAGTTCTATTCCGTCGTGTACAGCGTCTCCGGACATGTCGTCTGGGCCATCACTGCACCGGTGGTTTACCTCATCGAAAAGACACCAGTTCCGGCCGTTCTCACGATGCTCCTCTCGAAGTTCAAGCCTGTCCTGTTCCGCGTCATTGCCTTCCTGAAGCCAGTCTATCGCGAGAGCCACGACACGCATGGCTTGAGCTTGCCGAGCGTCCGAAGCTGACATCGTTTCGATGAAGTCCGTCCCGGCAACTTTAGCCGGGCGGATTTTTCGGAGGAGATCGACCGTCGATCCACTCCGCAAGATCCGAAGGGAAAGTCCAATGGTGAAGAAAACTACGCCTATCGTTTCCGACCGCGCGCTCACTTCTTCAGTCGCACTGCCGGCCTCCACCGGCTCCGGCGTGACAACTGACGTGGATGTGAAAGACGTCCTGCGCCTGGGCGAACATCAGAACGACGATATCGCTGGCGACCTCGCGGCTTCTGATGTCACGCGGCCTGTCGTGGCGGTCGGCGCGATCGTCGAGCCGGTCAATCGAGCACTTGCTTCCGAACCTGCGGTCACTGGTGATGCTGCCGGCGACGCCGCCATCGCAGCTGTTGGCGCAGGCCCTGAGTTTGTGCAGCCGGTCGCGGTCTCGATGGAAAGCCTGCGTCCCGACACATTCGGCCAGTCCGAGCTTCTAGATCCCGCTGCTGTAGACCTCTCAAATACCCCCGAGCGAAGCGCAACCACCGTCGAAGTCGGGGCTGGCAATTCGGCCAGCCTCGCAGCGGAAAAGGAGCCTGATCTGATCGTGTTCGATCTGGGTGCTGATCGTAGCGACGTCGACCTTTCGAACCTTCGGCTCGTCGCAAAACACTACGGTGTCTCGCTGCTGGACCCGGCGGAGCTACGACACCTCAAGCCTTTCGAAGTTCCGAGCACCATCGCGGCTTTTGCTGACGCCCATCCGCAAGCCAGAACGGTTCTCAACGAAGTCGTCGTCGGCACGCCGCTCCTCGATCAGGGTTTGAAGAGCTTCTACGACAAATACGACAGCGGTAGAGCACCGTACATCCGGATCACTTCAGCGATCGCCGGCTTCCGACGCGGGGGCATCGCCCATCCTAAAGAGCCGGTCGAGTATCGCCTCGAAGCATTCGCGCCGGCGGATGTAGAGGCGATCCTGGCCGAGCCGAACCTCGTCGCTGAAATCATCTAACCAACTGGAGCCGCCGTGCCTTACGCCACGCAACAGGATCTGATCGACCGCTTCGGTTCTGCCGAGCTGGTCCAGTTGACCGACAAGGTCAACCGGCCAGCCTCGACGATCGACGCCACGCCGATCGACCGGGCGCTGACGGATGCGGCGGCTCTGATCGACGGTTATGTCGCCAAGCTCTACCGGTTGCCACTGGCGGCGGTACCGCCGGTGCTGACAAAAGTCGCGTGCGATATCGCCCGCTACTATCTGCACGGCAAAGCTGCCGAAAAGGATGATGCCGTCACTCGCGCCTATAACGAGGCGATCGGCTGGCTGAAGGATGTCTCGAAGGGCATCGTCACGCTTGAAGCCGGAGGCGTTGCCGCTCCTCAGGCAGGTGGCGGTTCGGTCAAGGCGTCCGCACCTGGTCGTGTATTCACTCGCGATAGCCTGAGGCACATGTGATGGCCGATAAAGGTATTCGCATCACGTTCTCCGACCAGGCTGTGCAACAGGCACTCGATCGCCTCGATGCCGCCAGCGACAATCGCGCCGCGGCCGAGCACGCGATCGGCGCGTACCTCGTCACGTCCACCCAGCGGCGATTCGAACGCGAGACAGGTCCGGACGGCCAGCCTTGGCGTGGACTTTCCCCGCGGACCGCTAACCAGCGGATCGGCAAGAAAGGTCGCCGCGGCTTTGACAATATTCTTCGTGTCAGCCGACGCCTCGAGCAGAGCATCGTCTACGCCGTCGACGGGCATGAAATCGCCTGGGGCTCCAATGTCGTCTACGCGGCTATCCAGCATCTCGGCGGCGAGATCGAGCAGCCAGAACGTCAACAGACGATCTATCAAAACTACGATGCCAAGACAGACACGTTCGATCCGAAGTTTCGGACGAAGCGCCGCTCCAACTTTGCCCGCGATGTCACCGTGAAAGAGCATTCGGTCACGATCCCAGGCCGTCCCTATCTCGGTATCGATGACGCCGATCGCGCGGCCATCCTGTCGATCGTTGAGGAACACTATCGCTTGGAAGGTGGCCTCCAATGATCGCCGAGATCCAAGCCCGGTTGCGCGACGCCACTGGCACCCCGTTCGCGATGGTCGAGGGCGCGCTTGCTATGGCGCAGGTCAAAGACCGGCCGACCGCGATGCCGGCCGCTTACGTGATCCCGCTGCGCGATGCATCCGAGCGCAACCAGCGCGGCATGGGCGGCATGCTTCAAAAGACAGAAGCCGATATCGGCGTCGTCTTCATTTTCGAAAACCTCGCAGCGCCGCTCGGCGATCCGGCGGTCGACGAACTCGAAGCCCTCAAGACATGGGTGCGCGAGCAGCTCCTCGGGCTTGAGATCGGTGACTGCGATCCGATCGAGCATATCGAGGGCGAACTGGTGAAGGCTCGCGCCGGCGTCGTCTGGTGGCAGGAAACCTTTGGCACATCATTCCTTCAGGAGGGACAGCAGTGAAACAACCGACAGAGGGTGGCAGCTACGTCTACGACCCGAAGAAAGACGATCTGAAGCAGGTTCAGAAGCCGACAGAACATGTGGGCCTGAATGACAAGCGGACGGCTGAAGCCAAAACGCTCCCCCCCACTCCAGAGCAGAACGAAGCTTCTGCCGTGAAAGGCACCTGACCATGGCTGTCCGTCGTTTTCGAAAGCTCGCTTTGCTGCACAAGCTCGAAACCATCTACGGTGAAGATGCCGAGCCGGTGGCAGCAAATGCCATCATCGGCACCAATGTTACCGTGACGCCGATCGAGGGGCAGGAAGTCTCCCGCGACCTGATGCTGCCCTACATGGGAAGCCAGGGCGTTGTTCTCGCCGGCATCTATGGACGCGTCGAATTTGATTTCGAGCTTGCTGGTTCTGGTACGCCAGGCGTTGCGCCGAAGTGGGGATCGCTTGCCCGCGCCGCTGGTATGGCCGAGACCATCACGGCCAACACCAAGGTCGACTACACGATCGTCGAGGACGCCATCGAGTCCGGATCGCTCTACTTCATCTCCGACAAGGTGCAGCACGTGCTGCTCGGCGGTCAGTGCAACATCGCTCCGACCTGGACACCAAGCGGGATCCCGCGCTTCCGCTGCACATATCTCGGGCTGCTCGGCGAGATCACTGACCTTGGTGCAATGCCGGCAGTGACGAAGGCAGGCTGGATCACGCCCGTGACGGTCTCGAAGGCTAACACCGAAATGGAATTGCACGGCTGGGCCTCCGTTGCAGAAAGCCTCGCGCTCGATCTCGGTAACGTGCTGACGCCGCGCTTCCTGATCGGCGACGAGAAGATCCTGATCTCCGATCGCAACTCGACCGGCACGGCCGTTGTCGAAGCCAAATCGCTGGCGGAGATCAACTGGTTTGAGCTTGCCGGCGTCGGCGATGGGATCAAGACGCCAGGCGCCCTCTCGATCACTCACGGCAAGGCCGCTGGCAACATCGTCGAGGTGACTGCGCCTGCGGTGGAAATCGGCCGTCCAACGCAAGGCCAGACCAACGGCATCGTGAACTATTCGCTCCCGCTCTCCCTCTGCCCAGTCGCCGGCATGGACGAGTTCAAAATCACCGTCCGGTAAACGGGCGGCTCAAAGCCCCTTCAACGCACCTTCGAAAGCCCTTTGGAGCACACACATGAAGTTCAAGCTCGTCGAGAAACATCGCTACTGGTGGCCGGTCGTCGTCCGTATTCCTAATCCGGACGTTCCGGGCAAGATGAGTGAGCAGAAGCTTGAGATCCTGTTCGAGCCGCAAGATCGCGATGCGGCGGTCGCTGCTACCGAGGCTTACGAAAAACTCGTCGGTGCCAGGGCTCGCGCCGATCATGAGCACCAACAGCTGCTCGAAGTTTCGAAGGACTGGCGCGACGTCGAGGACGATGACAGACAGGCAGTACCTTTCTCAGAGGAAAATTTCCGCGCCGCTCTCCAAAAGGGCTGGTTCCGAAGTGCGGTCTACAGCGCCTATTCCGACAGCATCAGCGGTAACGAAGCCCGCGTGGGAAACTAACCGCCGCCGCGCGGGCCTGGGCACTTTCTCGCCTCGGCCGTGTGGATGACAGGACGGCGGTCACAGTCGACGACGGTGTGGCCGACGACTTTGCAAGGATGGGCCTGACGGTCGATCGTGACGAAGAGCAAAAAGACGAGGCCTTCGAAGTTTGGACGGAAAACTGGCCATCGGTTCGCGCCTTCCTCGCTTGCGAAACACAATGGCAGGCTGTTGCCAATATGAACGGCCTGATCTGGCTTGGTCTCAGATACGAGGCCGTCGATGTTGTCCTACGCCGGCTGCAGCTGCCCGACACCTGCTTTAACGATTTGATGGACATGGAAGGCGCTGCCCTCGCGGTGTTTTCGGAGACCGACCAATGAACGGCAATCTTCCAAAATTCGCGATGGTGATGACGTCCGACGACCAGGACGTCAAACGATCGACCAAGGAATTGCGCGACGAGCTGGCGGCAACCGGTCAGGCAGCAACGCAAACAGCACCTGCCTTCGAAGCGCAGGCCGCAGCGATCAACACCGTTGCGGCCGCGTCGCGCAACCTGACGCAGGCAACCGCAGAAACCGCGAGCGCCGCGAAGCGTAACATCGCCTCGATCGGCGCTGCAGCGGATGCCGTGCGGCCGAGCATGGATCGCCTCGTCAACAGCTTCGCCGGCATTACAGCGCCGGCCGCCAATCGCAACGGCCGTGCGGCCGACATCGCCTTTTACAGTCAAGAGATGGACCGGCTGCGGGCCAAGTTCGATCCGTTGTACGCGGCACAGCAGCGCCACCAGTCTAAAATTGAGGAGATCAACCAGGCCGAACGGGTCGGCGCGCTTACGGCATCTCAGGCGATCGACATCCGGATCCGCGAGACGAACGCCATCAATGCTCTGGTCAACAACCTCGATCGGCTCGGCATGGCCCGCAAGGCCGCGGCCGAAGGTGCCGTCCAGGGCGTGACCGTCACACCGAACCGCGGCGCTGACATCACCGCTTTCCTCGATCAGCGTGACCAGACGCGCGCAAAATTCGATCCGGTCTTTGCGGTGCTCACTCGATACAAGCAAAGCATCGAGGAGATCCGCGAAGCCAACCGCACCGGAATCCTTTCCGAGCAAAAGATGGCCGAGGCAATCTCGCAGCGCAGGCAGGCGGCACTTGCGGCAGTCGCTGCCATTAAAGGTCGTAGTCCTTCTGAAGGCGCAGGTCCGGACCGCGAAGGGCAGTTCCGTCGCCAGAACCTCATGTATCAGGGTTTCGACATCGGTCAGGGCCTGTTCGGTGGAATGCCGATCGGCATGATCGCAGCCCAACAGCTGCCGCAGATCGCGCAGAACTATGTCGGCCAGGGCGGCGGCACGGCGGGGTTCCTGAAAGACCTGTCGACAATGGCGGGCGGAGCACTCCGCGCTATAACGCCGCTCACTGCCGGCATCGCTGGGTTGACTGCCGGCGTCGCTGTCGGTGCGATGGCGTACAGCGGTTATCTGACGTCGACGAAGGAAGTCGAGACGGCCGCGTCAGGCCTCGGCCGAGCAGTGGCCGGCTCCTCGGCCGAGATGGAAGCGGCAGCACAAGCCGGCGCGGCAGCAGCCGGGATCTCGGTCGCTTCAGCCCGCTCAATGGAAGCACAGTTCCTGCGCACCGGCCGGATCGGCTCTGACAACTTCGAAGAGCTGATCGGTCTTTCCAAAGACTTTGGCGCAACGGTGGGCCTTGATGCTGACGCCGCCGGCGCGGCACTCGCCGACATGTTCGCCGATCCTGCAAAGGCTGCAGAAACACTCTATCGTCAATACGGTCTCATCGACGCGGCCACGGCGAAGCAGGTCACAAACCTTGCCCGTCAAAACCGCGAGACCGAAGCACAGGCGCTGCTACTCTCGTCGCTGCCTAATCAGCTGTCCGATGCTTCGGAGGCAACTACAGCGCTCGGCCGCGCTTGGGATTATGCAACAACGAAGGCCTCAAACTTCTTCGATAGCGTCGGCCAGGGCATTGATGGCTTCCTGAGCGGTCCGTCTCTCGACGAGCGTATCGCTGAGCTGCAGCAGAGCGTAACGCGCACCCCCCGGCCTGGGCAACGCGGCCGAGCGGCAAGTCCGCAGGATAAGGCGGAGCTTGACCGCCTCTTGGCTGAACGTGCAAAGACCGAGGCCGATGAAGCAGAGAAAAAGCGTCGAGCTGAGGACATCAGACGCAGCCAGGCTGTCACGTCAGTTATCGACGGCTCGGGTGCCGGTGCCAACACCCGCAGGGTCCAAACCCTGCGTAACGAGATCCAGACCCTGCAGAGCGGGCAAGGTCTCGTTGGTGTCGATCAAGACGCCCTACTGACAACCCTCCAATCAAAGCAGCGGGTCCTGGACGCGGTTATCAATCGTCAGCAACGCGCAGCAGACCTCGACCGTCTCGACATCCAGATCCAGAACGAACGTAATCCGCTCCTACGCGCCGAACTTGAGGCGCGTCGTGCACGCCTCCAGCTCGCCGACCAGGAGATATCGACCGATGAGGCCGGGGCGGCCGCGGCCAGGGCGCGCAACCGCGTCATCGAAGAGACAATTGCCGGCGCGCGTTCCCAGGCACAGGATCTGAAGAACGAGTTCGACATCCGCTCCGAACTGAATGGCAAGGTCGCCAGCGGTGCAATCACGTCGGCCGATGCCAACCAGATGCTGCAGGAGGAGCTGACACTGCGGCCGCTGATCGCAGCGGCCGCCACCGCCGAGGGCGACGCGAAGGCTAAACTACAGAAGATCATCAACGACCTGAGAAGCGGCTACGCAGGCCTTCGTGACCAAGAGCGCCAGGCGAGTGGGCAAGAGTACCTTCGATCGCAGAACGAGCGCATCGAGCAGCTGCGCGTCGAGCAGGCTCTGATCGGCTCCAGTGATGAGGTGCGTGAGCGCTCGATCGCGCTGCTGAAGGTCGAGCAGGAGATCCGCCAGCGCGGTCTCGATACCAATGGTGGCCTTGCCAAGCAGATGCGGGACCAGGCCGATGCGGCTGCGAAGCTCAACAGCCAGATCGAGCGCCAGGCCGACGCATGGAACAACGTTAAGAGCGCCAGCGAGGATGCGATCAGCGGCGCTGTAGACAGCCTGTCAGAAGGCGATTTCATGGGCGCGCTCGATGCCGTCAAGGATGCTCTCACGGGCTTCGTTACAGACGATATCAAAGCGAACCTCGGCAATGCGCTCCTCGGGACGGACAAAGGGACAGCGGCCGATATTGGCGGGATCTCCGGCATCTTCACCCGCCTGCTCGGAGGCGGCAAGGCAGACCCGGCGTCGATCGTCAGCAAGGCCATGGGCCAGAGCGTGTCTGCCATGACTGTCTCGGCCGGAACCGTTGTGGTCAATGGTGGCGTCGCCGGCAGCGTTGGCAGTCTCCTCGGCGGAGCAAACGACAACAAGTCGGGCGGATACTCCGGGATTGCCGGCTCCGGTTCGGCGCTGTCTTTCGTCGGCAACTACAAGTCCGGTGTCGACAGCCGTCTGACCGATATCCTCGACACCGCCTCTAAGCAGTTCCCCGGCTATAAGGTCGACGCGATGTCGGGTTTCAGGCCCGGCGATCCTCGCTTTCATGGCAAGGGTCTAGCAACCGACGTCCAGTTGACAGAACTTGCGACCGGCAAGCTTCTTGGCAATTATCAGGACGCGGGCAGCTTCAAAGACTACGAGAAGTTTGCCCAGGTCGCCCGACAGGTCCAGATGGAGAAGTATCCGGAGCTTGCCGACAAGTTCCGTTGGGGCGGATACTTTGGCGGTGGCAAGGGAAAGTATGGCGCGGTCGACACGATGCACTTCGACCTTGGCGGCGCTGGCATGGGTGGCGGCTCTTGGGAAACCGGCCTCAACTCAGCGCAACGCAACTTGTGGCCTGGCATCGAGAGCAGCGGGTCGGAAGCCGTCAAGGCTCTAAATAAACTTGCAGGAGAAACCGGTGTAGCTGCCGAGGGTCTCGGCACTCTTGGAAACGGCTTTGATTCCTTTGGTAGCGCACTGTCTCAGGCACCCGCGGGCGGCGCTGCAGGCGGTGGCGGTGGCGGCCTGTTCGGATGGCTCGGAAGTCTCTTCGGCGGAGGCGTCTCTCCGACCAGCTCGTCCTGGGCACCGAACACGACTTTCAGCGCTGCAATCGGTCTTGCTGGCGGTGGCCCGGTCGTTGGACCAGGCGGTCCACGCGATGACGCCATTCCGATTATGGCCTCGAACGGCGAGTTCATGATCAATGCCGAAGCCACCGCGAAGAACCGGCCGCTCCTGGAAGCCATCAATTCGAACAAGCCGATCGGCCGCCGGGCAGATGGCGGCTATATCAGCTCTATCAGTGCACCCGCCCTCGGGCACGCGAGTGCGGGTGGAAGCTTCAGTCGCGACGATCGGCCGGTCCTGCAGATCGTCAATAACTCTTCGACGACGCCTGTCACCGGAGAGGTCGAGGAAGCCGGGACGGACGATCGCGGCCGTCGCCAGTGGCGTCTCGTCATGAATGACGCGGTCGCCGACGCTGTGTCCGTTTCAGGCGGCAAAGCCGACAAGACAATGCAGCGCCGTTACAAGGTTCGTCGTTCTGGAGTGGACCGCGGATGACAATTGCTACTTGGCCATCGGAGCTTCCAAAGCCTGACCGCGACACCTGGTCTAGAACCGATCAGGACGCGCGCCGCAACCGGCAGTCTGAAACCGGTCCGCCTTTGCCTGGCCGGCCGCGCTACTCCAATGCTGCAAAGCTCGTGTCGCTCTCGCTCTACCTCGATCGCAATGAAAAGGCAGTGTTCGACAACTTCTTCGAGTTTGAGACCAGGCGCGGGTCATTGCTCTTCTGGATGCCGGACCCAACCACTGACGGGTGGCGCCTGTTTCATAGCGACGGCTCACCTATCTTGATCTCCGGCGGGACGAACGACGGCGAGCCTCTTTTGCTTGCCGCTCGATGGCTCTGCAGCTTCGGAAAGACGCTACCTTCCGAAGCCGTCGTCGGCACGCGCTTTCGTATCTCATTCAGCGTGACGGTGATGCCATGAGACGAGTATCACTCAATGCGCGGCGGATGCAGGACGACGAGGTGGATGCGGAGATCGCCGTCGTCCTGTTTGAGTTCTCTCACCCGTCATTGGCTGCACCGATCCGCCTTTCGACCGACAACAAAGACGTCATCTCGCGAGATCCCTATTACCTCGGGACACGATCGACATGGCGTGGAGCTAACCCGATCACGGATCCCTATCTGTGGATCGTGGCAAGCGCGGTGCTTCCATCCGACGAGGACGACATGCCTGCCTCGGCAACTCTTGTCCTCGAAAACCTCGACTCGAAGATGGTCGAGGTCGTTCGCTCCTTCACCGATGTCGCCACCGTCGCCATCGCTGTCGTCATGGCCTCGTCACCTAACCTGGTCGAGTTCGAGCACGACGGGCTTGAGCTGGTGTCGTCCGACATCGATGCCGGCCAGATCGTGCTGTCGCTTAGTCGCGAGGAGATTGAGATGGAGCGATTCCCACCCGGTCGAATGACCCGCCAACGATTTCCGGGGCTGTTCCTATGATCTGGTCAGATAGCTACATCGGTCTGCCCTACACCGCGCTCGGCCGCTCCCGCGAAACCGGCGTCGATTGCTGGGGCCTGGCTAAGGTCATCTACCAGGAGGAGCTGGGCATCATGCTGCCGAGCTACCTCGGCTATACCTCGATCGAGGAGCATGCCGAGTTGGCTGCCGTCATTTCAGGCGCGACAGGTTCCCCTATCTGGATCCCGGCCGGCGAGCTACCAGCACCTTTCGACATTTGCGTTTTCCGCCGCGGTCATCTGGAAACGCATGTCGGGATCTTCGTTCGTGACGGGCTGATGATCCACATCGCCCGCGACGATTGCGCCAAGATCGAAACCATTCGGTCGGGTGTTTGGGCGCACAGACTGACCGGCATCTACCGCCACGTCGAAATGGCTTCGAAGGCCCTTTGAAGCCTCCCGCACTCAATTAAACCGCTCAATCCCACAAGCGTGGGAATGTCTCATCTTGCGCGCGCGCGACAAATTGGCCCCGAAGATGAACGGGGCAATCGATGGGGTTTCAAATCATAGGATCGGCCGGCCGCCTCAGTAGGTTGCCGGCATGAGCGCGCAAACGGGTATCGTGCCCGTTCTTGCCGCACCTATGATCGATCCCGGTAAAGAACGTATCTCGATCGAAGCACCGCACGGCCTGACGATCGCGCAGATCGTCGATCTGGCTTTGCCGAACAGGACGGTCGCCGACGACTATATCCGGGTCACGCTCGTCACTCCGCAAGGCTCTCAGTTTGTCGATCCGAAGATCTGGCATCGTGCAAAGCCTCATTGCGGGGTTCACGTCATCATCCGTGTCATCCCTGGCAAAGACGCTCTTAAATCTATCCTGCAGATCGTGGTGGCGATAGCGGCCGTCGCGATCGGCGCATATTTCGCGCCTTTGCTGTCCGGCACTCTCGGCATCTCTCAGGGATTAGCGCAGGGCATTATCGGCCTTGGCGTGACCGTCATCGGCAATCTTCTGATCAATGCCCTTATCCCTCCACCTAAGCCGGACGATAAGCAGAGCAACCGGTATGCCATCACGGGCTGGAAGAACCGTATCGACCCGGATGGTGCCATCCCATTCGTTGCGGGCGAAGTTCGCTTTGCCCCACCCTTCGCTTCGATGCCGCACAGCGAGGTCGTTGGTGACCTCCTGTATGTGCGCGCACTCTTCAACGCTGGTTACGGCACTCTCCTCCTGGACGACTTCTGCATCGGCGAGACATCCCTGTCTGAGTACGACGAGGTCGAGATCGAAGTTCGCGAGGGTCTGGCGGCAGATGGCCCGGTAACGCTGTTCCCCTATCAAATCGTCGAGGAGACGGTCGGAGCCGAACTGCTCTACCCGTTTCCTCGCGACGATCTTGGCGAGGAAATCGACGGGCCTCATGAGGTTTCACCGATCGTGCGCACGACCGGACCTGACGCATCGAGCGCCACGATCATCTGGGCATGGCCGGGTGGCCTGTTTAAAACCAACGACGAGGGCAAGCTCCGAAACCATTCGGTAGAGATCAAGGTCGAGCAGCGCCTGGTCCAGGCCGAGGAATGGCAGGAGGTTGTCACCCTCCATATTCGTGCGAAGAAGCGAGAAGGATTTTACCGCCAGCACACCTGCAACTTCCCCTCCCGTGGTCGCTGGCAAATCCGATGCACGATGCTCACCAAAGAAACGGAGGACATGAAGAAGTCCCAGAAAACGTCCTGGGCAGCGCTTCAGACAATCCGGCCTGAATACCCGATCAACATGGCGGGCCTCGCCCTTATCGGTGTCCGGATCAAGTCGACCTATCAACTCACCGGCCAGCTCGACAACATCAATTTTAGAGCCCGGCGTGTCTGCCTCGATTGGGACCATGCGACCAGCCAGTGGGTCGATCGCCCGACCAGCAACCCGGCTTCTATCTTCCGCCTGGTCCTGCAGCATCCCGGTAACCCACGCCCCGTCGCCGATAGCGGCATCGATCTGCAGCAGCTGCAGGAGTGGCATGACTTCTGCCGGATGAAGGGCCTCAAATACGATCGCGTCCTCGAAGACGTCGACGGCAAGATTGGCGACGTCTTGAGCGAGATCGCGGCGGCCGGCCGAGCTGCCAAGCGCCACGACGGTATGAAGTGGGGCGTCGTCATCGACCGGCCGCGCGAGATGCTGACGATCGACGACTACAGCCCGCGCAACTCCTATGGCTTCAAAGCCACCCGCTCGTATGCCCGCCAACCGGACGGGTTTGCCGTCAAGTTTCTGGATGCCACCAACGACTTCAAGCCCACGCAGCGGATCGTTCCGTGGCCCGGCCACGTGGGCGAGATCAAGCTGACGGAAGCGCTGGAGATGCCGGGCAAGACCGACCCGCAAGAGATCTACAAGGAAGCCACGCGCCGGGCGTACGAGGTCATCCATCGTCCCGATACCTATCGTCTATCGCTCGATGGGCCGATCACGACGGCCACGCGCGGCGACCGCGTCAACGTCTCTCATAGCGTCATCGACAGCGTCCAGGTCGCCAGTCGAGTCCGGACATCCCGCGATCGCCTCGTCGAACTGGATGACACCGTCGTCATGAGTGCCGATAAAGCCTACGGCTTGCAGTTCCGCATGTTCGACGGCGAGGACGATGCGATCGGCACCTCAATCGTCCGCGCTGTACAGACCGATCCCGGCGAGACGAGCCTTCTCATCTTGGCCGATGACGGCGAGATGCCGCCAGTCGGCTCGATGGCGCACTTCGGTATCCTTGGCAACGAGAGCCTTCAGCTCCTCGTGTCGGGCATCGAGGCCGGCGAGGATTTCTCAAATCACCTACGGCTGATCGATGCCTCACCACACATTGACGACCTTATGGATGTTCTTGTCGTTCCTGCCTGGTCGGGCCGGATCGGCGCGGAGATCGACGAAAACCTCTTACAGCCGCCGACACCTCGCTTCACTTCGATTTCGAGCGGCGTCTCTGGTACCGATACGGCAGGCGTGGTCGACTTCCTCATCGTTCCGGGAAGCGGATCGGTAACAACGGCAACATTCACCGTCCAGCATCGTGTCGCCGGAGCCTCGGTCTGGCAAAGCGTGACAATCTCGGCGGCCGAGGGCGGCGCGACACTGGCCTATTCTACCGGCCAGCACATCGAGCTGCAGGCCTACGCCACTTCATCAGGCGGTCACAACGGTCCGTTGACTGCCATCGTCCCAATTACGGTTGGCGGAAAAGACGCTTCTATTCCTAAGGCACTTGATGCTGCAGCAATCACAGTCGGAGCGCTTCTTGGTGGGGCTGTCGTCCAGTTCGCCACATCCGACGATGCGGCCGCCGCGCAAATCCAGCTCTACCGATCGACCGTCAACGTGTTCAACCGCGTTACGGACGCGGTCGGCCAACCAATCGCAGTTGTGCCTTCTCGATCTTACTCAGCGCCGATCGGCGACGCGACCAGACAGAACCTGCTCGGCAACAGCGGTTTTGACACGGACACGGTCTGGGCCAAGGGCACGGGCTGGACGATCGCGTCCGGCAAGGGCAGCAAAGCTGCCGGTGCTGCAACCGACATCGCCCAGGCAATCGCGATATCGTCGGGCAAATACTACCGGATCGGTGGCACGCTTTCTGCCGTCACCGCCGGCACAGTGACACCGCGTCTGACGGGTGGCACGACACGCAACTCCACTGCCCGCTCAGTGAACGGTGCATTTGCTGACCGTGTTCAGGCGGTGACCGGCAACAACGCCCTCGGCTTCCTGGCAACGTCAACCTTCGTCGGGTCGATCGACGACGTCTATGCCTATGTCGAAACGTCTACCTGCCTTGCGCAGGGGCTCCATTACATCTGGCTCGAACCACAAAACGAGGACGGCACGCCCGGCCCAGTGGCGGGTCCATTCACCGTGCAAATCCGATAGAGGCACCATGCAAAGCGGCGTTAAAAGCACCAACATCTCCAATCAGATCGATGTCCCGCTGAGCCTCATCGGCAATGATGAGCAAGGGACGGGCATTGTGCCGTTCGAGACGCTCTCCAAGGCACTGTTCGGGACCGGATATCTTGCCGATCAGCTGGCGGCCGTTGTTCTTGCAACGAAGGCTGCAGTCATCCGTGAAGACTTTGCGGCTCTGGATACGGAAGCCTACAAATTCGCCGAGGGCACGATCGGGATTGCGTGGGGCGGCACGCAGAAGGGCGTCTATAAGAAGGTCGGATCGACGTGGCGCTTTTTGAGCAGTCTTCCCCAAGACATAGCTGAAGGTGCGGCCGCTAACGCCCGAACCGAACGGGTGCTTGCGGCCGCTGCGCGTCAAGGGGCCGAGGCTGCTCGCGATCTAGCAGCTGGGTACGTCTCGGCCGCTGTTAGCCAGGGCAACGTACCGATCTACAGCACCGTTGCTGGCATGGGCGGGCTGTCTATCCCGCAGGGTATCATCTCGATCAGGGTCAACGGCTTCAACGCGGCCGGAGACAACGGCGGTGGTCTCTATGCCCGTGTCGCTTCTCAGCCGACTGGTGAGTATTCAGGCCTCGCGTTCCGGACCAACGACCGCTTCATGCCCGACGGCTCCACATCCTCAGCCGACGGCGGGTGGTGGGCGTGGCGCGAGAAGTTTAGCATGCGGGGCATCTGCCAGCGCCTTGCCGCCCGGCTGAGTAACGGGACGCGCGTGGTTATCGCATGCTTCGGCGACAGCACGACCGATGGAAACAACACGTCGAACTGGCTGGCCAATCCGCGCGATGCGGATCTCGAAGCGATCGGGAACGCTGATCATGTCTACGACGCGCCGAACGCTTGGCCGATGCGTTTGGCATGGGCTCTGTCGGGCCACTACGACAACGAAAACTACAAGATCATGAACTGCGGCTATTCGGGCCGAAAGATGCGAGATGGCTGGGCTGTTCGCAATTTCCTGAGGGCCGTGGTCAACAACTGCCTTCAGTTCGCTGGCGGGCTACCGGATGCGGTTATCATTGCATTCGGCCTCAACGACATGCTCGACAGCGACAACCTGCCGGAGACGTGGCTCGACGACTACATCAGCGAGACGCGTAAGCTCTGCCGGCTGGCTATGGCTTACGGCATCGTGCCGATCCTTCAGACCTGCGATCCGTGCTGGCGCAGCGACCGCCTCGGCTATGACAGCTGGAAAGCAATTGAGATGGTCGACGCCGCAAAGGTGGCGCTGGCTGAGGAGTTGGGCATCTATCTCATGGACACCGGCGGCGACATCAAGCGCTGGCTGAACAGCAACAAGGAACGTCACAACTACTTCGAAAACCAGTCCGACGCCCTGCATGGCGGTGACGTCTGGTGCGCCTTCAAAGGCACGGCCGTCGCCCGTCACTTCATGCGCAACTACGTCACGCGGCTTGCCGGACAAGGCCCGCAGCGTGTCTCGGCACATAGTGCGGAAGCAAAGTGCTCGCTTGGCCAGGAGAGCATCTACCAGATGGTCCAGTCACAGGATGGGGCTTGCTACACCTCAGGATCAAGCGATGGCCCCGGCAACCTGGCTCCCGCCGGCAACGCCATGGATGTCTGGATCTGGAACGAGGATCCAGATGCCGAGCTGTTCTACTTCGGCGTGGCAAACGAGAACTTCGAAAAGGCATCGCTGGCTACACGGTACCGACTGCGCCACTCGATCTGGGATCTCCCGAACATGGCCGTTTACCAGCAGCGGACGCCGTCCAACATCGGCTTCGCCGGCACCGGACGCGGTCGAGTTTGTGATGTGCCTTATCGTGTTGGGAAGCTGCCTTTCGGCATGAGCCGCGTCCGCTACCACACGAACGACAACCCTTACTATTTCGTAGGTCACTACCAGATCCATAGTACGGCCGACTGGCAGATCTCCAATTCCTTCGGGCAGAGCGCTGGGTATGCCTCGCGCGTGGAGGTGGACGCCCTCAAGGGGCGAGGCCGGTATGTCCGAGAGCTGAACCGAGCCGAGGTGACTGGTTTCCAGATGGAGCTGATCCCGCAGGCGCTGGACATGTCGAACGTCATCGGCATGTGCAACAACGACATCACCGAGCTGTACGTCAGGGCGGTCCTGCCAGTCAGCACTGGCATCATCCTGGGGTGGACGCCATGCTACGCGGACAGGGCGAACCCGGCTTACCGCAACGATGTCACTTTCCTGTTCTTGTATCGGAAGGACGCCTTGAACGTCGGCCTCTACCACGGAAGTCGCATTAGTGGCGCGATTAGCTTTGACCAGCTCGGGCCGGACGGGGCGATCGCACAAGCAGTCGATTCCGATGGAGCGCTTAAGTTCCTGATCAGGCACTCGCGTCCCGGCGACATCGCGCGCGTCCAGGTCTACGAGAGCTGGGACTACCCGGCTTCGGCAAAGATCGAGTGGGTAAGCGCGGAAGGCGGCGTCGTAGTTCCGTCGTTCGGCTACACGATCGGCGGCGTGCTTATGCGCAACGATAACGTCGCAACCGGATATCTGAACTTCAAGCTCCTAGACTTGTTTGGGGCACAGGAGACTGCGCTGCCTGGAAAGCCAACACCTACGCTGGTGGCGCCGGTGGCTTAGCAGGACATTTCAGCAGAAAACGGCCGCCCGAGTACTGGGCGGTTGGGGCCCACGAGAACCCCAAGCGACAGGTCTTTGTTTGGAAGCGCAGACCTGTCCGACAGCACATCCAATGACCGTCGCACCCAGACCCCGAAGGGCAGTGGACCGTGACAAGATTCGGATTAATATTTCATGGACAATCAGAACCTGAAATCGGTCGCTCCGGTGAATCCGGCAGCGCCCTACATCGGCGGCAAGCGAATCCTCTCGAAGATCATTATTCAGAGGATCAACCAGACGCCTCACGAAGCCTATGCAGAGCCTTTCGTCGGCATGGGTGGCGTCTTCCTGCGCCGGACCCAGCAGCCGCGTATGGAGGTCATCAACGACATCAGCGGCGAGGTGGCGAACCTCTTCAGGATTCTTCAGCGGCACTATCCGCAGTTCCTCGAGGTGCTTCGCTTCCAGATCACGTCCAGGCGCGAATTCGACCGTCTATCGCGCGTTGATGCCTCGACGCTGACTGACCTCGAGAGGGCAGCTCGCTTCCTCTACCTCCAGCGTCTCGCATTCGGAGGAAAAGTTTCTGGGCAGACCTTCGGTGTGACGATGCTTGGCGGTCGCTTCAATCTTATGAAGCTGGCTCCGCAGCTGGAAGAGATCCATGAGCGGATGGCCGGTGTCGTGATCGAGAACCTGCCCTGGCGCAAGTTCATTGAACGCTACGATCGGCCGGGCATGCTGTTCTACCTCGACCCACCATATTGGGGAAACGAAGACGACTATGGGAAGGCCGTGTTCAGTCGAGAGCAGTTCGTCGAGATGGCAGAAGTGCTCGGGAAGATTCGAGGCCGCTTCATCCTGTCTTTGAATGCGGTTAGAGGCGTGTTTGAAACGTTCTCAAAGTTCAGGATTGAGGAAGTGGACTGTGTCTATTCGGTAGGTGGGAATGGACATAGCAAGCCAGTCAAGGAAGTGCTTATATCTTCGTCTCAGTAGGAGGGGGCTTATGGGCGTTGCGAGGAATGGCTGGATGTTCTCAGTCGAGCAGTGTGATGTGTCTAATCCAGACCTACTCACTGAGTATAGGCGCATGGTCGGGACATGGGTGGAAGTCCTGTCAGGCGATCCGCAGAATTCAGTCATCGCTCAGATCCATGACATGATGTGGCACGACGCCGCTTGGCGGGCCTTGAACGAAGGTCGCCGGTTGGCTGACAAGAAAAATGCTCCCGTCTCTCCCCTCATCGCCTCGCTGCTTGATAGAGGTTACGTGACTGGTCAAGTCATAGCTATCGGTCGGTTGCTTGAGACTGGGAGCAAGAAACCGGCGAAGCAAATTAATTCCCTTCGCAGGATTGTCGACGAGATCGCTGCAAACCAGCACCTGTTTACAAGGGAGCTTTTCATTGCTCATGATGGGCTACCGTATGATTGGGAGCTGGCGAGGAAACAGCTCCCTCTTAGCGAGGGAGTGAGTTGGCTTCCAATAGGCGGCCCGGATGCATGGACTCAATCCATGCTTCGGCATGAGGAGTTCGACCGGCTTTCCGGTGTCTCTTCGAAACAAAGAGACAGATCTGACAGGATCTCGCCCGAAGTTATTGGTCGGATGGAAAAGGTGCTGTCCGACCCTCTATTCGATGACGTCTTGACCTTTAGACACAAATCCATCGCGCATGCAGCGGACGCATTCTCCAGAGCGACGGCCGTCAGTCTACGGACCGGCCTGAAGCTTGACGAGTTTGCACGGGCTCACTTCTTGCTGTTAGGCCTGTATCAGGCGATCAACGCAAACCTCCTCTACCAGGACTGGCTCGGATCGGCGGTACCTATCCCACAGGAGGACATTTTCGTTGGGCTAGATAAACCGTACGCCGAACGCGCCGACGTTTGGCAGCTAAGCCATTTCTGGGATCGACACTGCGTTGAAAGGGAGGACTGGCTTAACGAAGCCTATCACCAGATCATCCCACGAAAATCTAGCGAATAGACACCGATGTGTGAGGCGACCGATGTCGAAAGAGTTGACGCCCTAGATTTCGAGAATTGCAAAAGTTGGTGTCAAAAATGGAAAAACCGGCGTCGGGCTACAGCGGTGTAAGGTTCCAAATTTCCGGAACCTCGTGTCAAAATTCCGGAAATTCGCGTCCGGCTACAATGAGGTAAAAAACAATGGTGGGCCCGGAGAGACTCGAACTCCCAACCAAGCGGTTATGAGCCGCCGGCTCTAACCATTGAGCTACAGGCCCTGCCCTTTGAAGGCATGACGACTGGCGCAATGGTTCGCCGGTCGCAAGGGTCCCTCTAGCTCAAATTGTGAACGCTCACAAGGCCTCGCCGCAATAGGTTCACAATCACACGTCACCTAGAGGGTGTTCGGCTTTCAACTCAGGCATTTGGCCGGGATCGTCGAGGTCGAACAACCAGTATCAAAGGAGACACAATGCGCCGTTTGCCCACCGCCCCTTCTCTCGCGCCGGCTTTCCTAGCCCTTGCCCTCGGCACGGCCTTCCTCCCGCTGTCGCCGTTTTCGGCAACGGTCGCCTCTGCGCAGGAAGCCCGCACGCCGCGCGAACCGATCATCAGCGTGTCCGGTGAGGGCAAGGCCGCGGTCGCGCCCGATATGGCGATCCTGTCGCTTGCCGTCGTGAGGCAGGCAAAGACCGCCGATGCGGCCGTCTCCGCCAACAACACGGCAATGAGCGAAGTGCTCGCCGCCATCAAGGCTGAAGGCATTGCCGATCGCGACGTCCAGACCAGCAGCTTTGCGATCTACCCGCAATATCGCCAGGTAGCCCCGAAGGACGGCATCGAGCCGCCGCAGGAAATCATCGGCTACGAAGTGTCCAACACGCTGACGCTGAAGGTGCGCGATCTCGAAAAGCTCGGCGGTCTGATCGACAAGACGGTCAAGCTCGGTGTCAACCAGGGCGGACAGATCGAGTTCACCAATACCAATACCGACGAAGTGATGACGCAGGCGCGCAAGGCAGCCGTTGCCGAAGCGCTCGCCAAGGCAAAGACGCTGACGGAAGCTGCCGGCGTCAAGCTTGGCCGCATCATGGAGATCAGCGAGAATTCGGCACCGCCCATGGCCCCGCCGATGATGCGCATGACAATGGCAAAGGATTCCGGCAACGGCGTTCCGGTGGCGGCCGGCGAGACCAGCTACACGGTCAACGTCAAC